TTTATTCCACATACAAATGTGATCAAAGATTGGTTTGTTTTGAGCTGGTCTGCAAAATGGCTTTATGAGGATAAAATACTTTCGGCAGTAGTAACATCGGAAGAAGCAAAAAATCGTGATGATAAGCGTATTTTGGGCGAAATATGGAAACTTCTGGATGAGGCTGATGTTATCATAGGGCATAATGTTGATAGGTTTGATGATCGGAAGTTAAAAGCCAGATTTATAGTAAATGAAATGATGCCTCCTTCACCTTATAAATCAGTAGATACATTGAAGGTAGCCAGAAAAGAATTTGCTTTTGTATCGTATAAACAGGATTTTTTAACAAAGTATTTTGATTTACAGAATAAACTATCAACTGATTTTCAACTTTGGAGAGATTGTGTAGCTGGTAAGGAAAAAGCATTGGCTAGAATGTTAGACTACAATGAACATGATGTAATAGGATTAGAGCAAGTATATTTGAAGCTAATGCCATATATAAAAAATCATCCGAATCTAGGTGTAATGATGAATGAAACAGTTTGTCCTAATTGTGGATCGGATCATTTAGAAGAAACAAAATATTATTATTATACAGCAGCAAATAAATTTAGAGTACACAGATGCATGAATTGTAAGGCAGTTATGAGAAGTAAGAAGAAAGCCAATTCAAAGCAAACAGAGATTAGAAGTGTACCAAAGTAATGCCTCACATATAGAGCTAGGTAGCTTGAAATCTGAATATATCAATGATCTTACCAGTAGATATATAAGGATAAAAGGTTCTTGGCAAATGAAACTATCTCTGGTTTGGCGATTAGGTTAGGTGAGGCATAAATTTGAATATAAGAGATAAATATCATGTTGAATCTATTACAAACCATGAGGCTTATGATTGGTTATTGTATAAGCATTATTTGAAAAGAAAAACATCTTTTACATATTGTTTTGGTTTATATAGACAAAATGAATTAGTGGGTATCTGTACATTTGGAAATGCAATTCCTTTGCAAATGAAAAAATCTATTTGTGGTGAAAGTTTTATGCATTATGTATATGAGTTAAATAGACTATGTACAAATGATAATTTAAATAAAAACTCAAATAGTTTTTTTTTAGGTAGAATTTTTAAGCTATTGCCAAAACCTATGATCATTGTTAGTTATGCAGATAAATCTGTAGGGCATAATGGTTATGTATATCAATCTACTAATTTTATATATACTGGAGAATCGCATACTCAAATGGATTGGAAGTTAAAAGGAAGGGAGCATATTCACAGCAGGACTCTAATGGATGAATTTTCTTTTGAAAAAGATAGAATAAAAAAATTAAAACAAAAATACGGAGATGATCTGTATCAAGTTAGGAGAGAGGCAAAATATAGATATATAAAATTTATAGGAAGCAAAAAGCAAATTAAAATTTTTAAAAATAATGCTTTATTTTCTGAATTAAAATACCCAAAAGGAAAAAATAAAAATTATAATGCTAGTTATAGACCTCAAACTCAAATAAAATTATTTTAATAAAATAGGGAGCGTAGTATGATTATGTTTAATATAGCAGAATGGATAGCAAATGTATTAGTTTTAGGTCTAGGTGTATTTTTCTGGACACTAGCTTTAGCAGTTATGTTTTTAATCGTAACAGAGTTCATTAATCAAATACAAAAATGAGGTAAGAATGGAATCACATACCAAACCTTGCGAAATGTGTGGAAAATCAGAAAGCGAATATGAGAGAAGAAGAGAAAGAGAAAAGGTAAACGCCATTAAAATCAAAGCATTTATAATTGGTAGAAGATCGGTAAGGAAGTTTAGTGGTCGGGAAAATGATATTATAGATGCTTTTTATGATCTAGGTATTAATGATTTAGCTACTATAGCAGATCATCACAATATAAGTACAAGCTCTTGCCATTCGTATTATGATAGAGCGATGGATAAGTTAATGGATATGGATTTTGAAATATGAATAAAGAGATAATAAAGTTACTAGAGGAAAGGCTTGAGAAAGGTAAGAGGGAATACAATGAAGAGCTTGATCCTTTCGATGGTAGAATCTGGGAAATAGAAGCTCTGGAAGAGATACTGGATGGCATGATATATACTGCTACAGCTATATTAAAAATCATACATAGAAAGAATAAGAAATGATAGATATTCCTATTCCTAAATGGTTAAAGCTAGAAAGCTATAATACTATTATTAGAAATAACTTCGGTAATCGAGGCTATGCAGATGGGAACAAGGAAGAACAGTATACTGGGATACTAGGTCAAAATGTTGTCTTAAATTATTATAATAAACCTTTAGTAGTAGGTGGTGGTGGATTTGATGGTGGTGTTGATCTGGTCCTAAATGATAAAAGAGTAGATGTAAAGTGTATGGGAAGAAATGGACCAGTAAAAGAAGGATATACAAATAACTTTATTGCAGCACAAGATAATTACAATACTGATATATATCTATTCTGTTCAATTAATAAGAAAGATTCTATCCTTACCATGTGTGGATGGGTAACAAAGGATGAGTTTAAAGATCGTAGAGTATTTCATGAGAAAGGATCATTACGATTTAGAAAGGATGGCACAGCCATTAAAGTTAGAACAGATTTATATGAAATAGATAATGATATGTTAAATGATGTATTTTATCTTGATTCACATTAAAGATTTATCTTTGCTTTTACTTTATTATTAATTAATGTCTCATTAATTATATTAATATATTATAGGAGATGATAATGAAACTAAAAACAACTAAAAAAGCAATAAAAGAAAATACGTTTAATAACTTAATAGGTGTTGGATACTGTGAGTTACAGTATTTATTAACCTTTAAAAATGCATTTGCATATTCAAGTGGAATATATGGTTGGTCTTGTGATTACTATGAATTAAAAAACAATGGAATAAATTATATTATTTCAACAGGATATAGTACCATAGGTCAAAGATTGCCTCGTGAAATAGTAAAATCATATGAGAATAAAGCCAAAGATATGATTAATAATGGACAACCAGATTACAGAAAAAAACTTAATATTCTGATAAATAAGTTTTTAGCAGAAGCAGAAAAATATCTTAATAAAAATTAATAGATATAAGTTTTAAAGAAGAGCCTTGAGAAATCGAGGCTTTTTTTTATATAAAAGCATACACCAGTATGCACATTATTTTATAACAGCATACACCAGTAGGTATATTCCCCGTATACTCCCTCCCCCTTCCCTTCCCCTTCCAAGTGTAAGTTATCGATATTCATTTTTTTGCAGATAACTAAATGTAGTAATATTTTAATTTATAAGAAATAAACACCTCCTTTTGCAGATAATCCTTGTACTTATAGAGGTGCTAATCCTTCCTCACTCGTTGAAAATGATTATGATAGGGCGATAGACAGGAATAGGGATTTATGGTCTGCAGACCTTTTAAAACTATGGAAATACAATACTATAAATCAAATGATCTTATAATGGCAGAATATAATCCTCGCCAATTAACCAAAGATCAGTACAGCCAATTAAAAGATTCTATTACTAGATTCGGATTGGTTGATCCTCTTATTGTAAATAAAAACAAAGAAAGAAAGAACATTCTGGTAGGTGGGCATCAGAGATTTAAGATTACCAAAGAAATGGGAATCGATGAGATACCATGTGTCGAAGTTGATTTAACTTTAGATGCAGAGAAAGAATTAAACATCAGACTAAATAAAAATGTTGGTGAATGGGACTATGATGCCCTAGCTAATTATTTTGATGTAGGTGAGCTAACAGATTGGGGATTTAAAGATGAAGATTTAAGTATCCATATTGAGCCAGAATTTAATGATTTAATTGAAGATGAAAAAGAGAAGCCACCAAAAATTCAAATAACATTTAAAACATTTGAAGATCAAGAAAATGCTATTGTTGAAATAAATAAAATTCTGGAAAAATATGAGGGTAGCTATTACTCAATATCTGGTGGAGATTTATGAGGTTAGAAAAAGCATCTCACAAAGCATTAAAATATTCATGTTTAAACTTTCACTATTCTAAAAGGGTTCCAGTTAATAGAATAGCATATTCTGTTTTTAATAATAATAATGAATGGTGTGGTTGTATTTCTTTTGGTGGTGGTGCAGGTGCTTTTTTAGGTAAACCCTATAATCTTGTTCAAGGTGAATTTTTAGAGCTAACAAGAATGGCATTAAATGGTAAACAGGAAAGCACTTCAAAAGCCATGGCAATTTCGATTAAATTAATAAAGAAAAATAATCCATCAGTAAAGTTATTAATATCTTATGCAGACAAAAAGCAAAACCACTTTGGAACCATATATCAAGCAACTAATTGGATTTATGTAGGAAGTTCAAAAAGTAGTGGAACAGAAGTTTTTTATAAAAATAAATGGGTTCATAATAGGATGAGTAGTCAAGTCTCAAAAGATTATTATAATTCATTGTTAAAAAGAAAAAAATTTGGTAAAAGAAAGTATTTGTATGTATTAAAAAAAGATATAAAAAAGCAAATAATGAAATTTTCTAAACCATATCCAAAAAAAATATGCGATAATAGTGTAAAAGTAGCACACATTGTTTCCAATGATGAAGAGGCTGGGCAGTACAGACCTTATCGCTCCATTTAAATGAAGGTTGATAAACAACATAAAAACAACGAAGGTGGTGTAACTGGTAAAGGATGGAAGAAAGGTCAATCTGGTAATCCTAATGGTAGACCTCCAAAGGTTAGATCAATACCAGACATATTAAAAAAGATTGGAGATGAAGAAGGTACTCTGGATGGTCGTTCAAAATTAGATGTTATCATGTACAAAGTATTTCAATATGCTTTAGAGGGTAAACCTTGGGCAGTACAATTTATAGCAGATAGAACAGAAGGAAAGGCAAAAGAAATTAGAGAAATAACACATAAGAATGAACCTATACAAATAATGCAGATTGATTAATTGGAACATAGATCAGAAGCGAAAAGAAATAGTAAAGCATCCAGCAAAAAGAAAGGTTTTAGTTGCTGGTCGGAGATTCGGAAAATCTCATCTATCTCTTATGTGGCTTTTGCAGAAAGAAATTCAAGCTGGGGAGCGTAGATGGATTGTAACACCAACATACAGACAAGGAAAGGCTACCACTTGGAAACTAATGAGACAGATATTCAGAGACTATGATTGCCAGATCAATGAATCAGAATTACTTGTACGCTTACCTAATGATGCAGAGATTGCTATCAAAGGTGCAGAACAAGAAAATAATCTTCGTGGTGCTGGGTTAGATATGGTTGTAATGGAAGAGTATTCATATATCAAGCCTCATGTATGGGATGAGATTATTTATCCTACCTTAACAACAACAGATGGATCAGCCTTTTTTATTGGTACACCTAATGGATATGATCATTTATATGATGCTTATTTAAAAGGTCAAAGTGATGATCCAGATTGGAAGAGTTGGCAGTATACAACAGTTGATGGTGGCTATGTACCAGAGAAAGAGATAGAGAAAGCTAAAGCCATGATGGATGAAAGAGCTTTTAAAACAGAATTTCTAGCATCCTTTGAAACAACTGGTAATAGAGCAGCATATAATTTTGATAGAAGTATTCATGTTAAAGAATCAAAGCAATTAACAAACAACCTATTCTGGGGATTAGATTTCAATGTAGATTATATGAGTTCTGTATTGGGTTGTGAGTATTCTGATGGTACAATACATTATTTTAAAGAGATCAGATTAACAAATAGCAATACTGAAGAGATGGCTAGAGCCATGAAAAAGATAGCACCTAATATCCCAACCTTTCCAGATAGTGCTGGATCAGCCAGATCAACAACCAGCAACAGATCAGATCATCAGATATTAAAAGATCATGGCTTTCAAGTTATAGCAAGGAAAGCAAATCCACCAATTATTGATCGCTTAAATGCTTTGAATAGAATATTAAAAGATGCTAATGGTAAAGTAAGAATGACCATTGATCCGAGGTGTGTGAACCTTATAAAAGATTTAGAACAAGTACAGAGAAGCAGAGATGGTAAGATAGACAAAAGTGATATTGCTTTAACTCATATGCTTGATGCCTGTTCATATTACATAGCGTATAGACATCCAATCGTGAATCGCCAACCTATGAGCGTTGAATGGTGATGTTTGCATTTGGATTTGTTAGTGGTGGTCTGGGAGCGATTATTTTATTACATCTATATGGTCAAAAGTTATCAATGGATGAGCGAAAGCAAGAGATGGTATCTGATATATTAAAAAGAAATAATCAAGTGGTGAACTGATGAACTATTACGATATGATAACTATTCCAGATTTAGGTAGTAGAGCTGTATTTGAATCAATTAAAAATGCTGAAGATATGGTGCTTAAAGATGAGTACAAGAAGAGGCAGCAATCTATAGACTTCTATTACAATAGAGATATAGATAAGTATATACAGGACTACTTCCCTTCTTCTTCATTAAGCCAGATACCTACACTACCATTAAGGATTGTACCTCGTTTTGCTCGTTCTAGGATGATGTTATACAAAGCACCAGCTAAAAGATTTGTAGGTGGTGAAGAGGCTGAAGAGTACATGACCTATACACATCATTTAAATAGTCAATCAAGAATAGCATCAGAGTTAGCATGGTTATTAGGTTCTATCCATATGAAGTCTGTATGGAATGAAAGAAAGCAAAAGATAGACTATCATATAATGCCTAATGTTAGAGAATACTATTACGAAGGTGAGCTAGAGCCTTATGGCTATTCATATGAGCGTGGTGTTAATGCTAGAGGTGATAGAGAGTTTGTATTCTGGTCAGAGGCTAGAGATGGTGAGCAAGGGATGCATTTCTTATATGATATTAATGGTAAGATATATCCTATTGATGGTAATCCAGAGATGATTAATCCTTATGATGTTAATCCTATATCTAGGATTGTATTTCCTTATGATGCATCTGATGTAACAATGGCAGCTCTCCATAGCTCCATAGCATTTACTGAAGTAATGTTGGCTACTCGGTATCAGATGGGATCACCAGTAGTTACAGGCATAGATCAAGAAGTTCCCAATCTAAAGTGGGGAGTGGATCGTTTAATATCTTTACCAGAAGGTAGTTCAATGAGCTTTGTAGCTCCACCTTCTAACATTAGCCAGATGCTGGAAAGTATTAAGCAATTATTAAATGTTACTGGTCAGAATCATTCCTTATCAGTTAGATGGGGTGAGCAAGGTCAGATACCAAGTGGACAAGCATTAAAGATTTTAAACATGGAGAATCTGGAATCCAGAGAATCAGATATACCCATGTTTCAAGACTTTGAAGAGATGAGATATGCTATTGATCGTAGAGTTATAGAAGTTCATACTGGTAAATCCTTTGATGAATCGTATGCTGTTGATTTCTCTGAATCTGATTACCCAGAAGAATGGAATGTAGAGAAAGATAAACTGATGTTTATGTTAGATAATGGATTAATAGACCAGAAAGGATTAATGAAACATTTTAATCCAGATATTACTGATGAAGAATTAGATATGAGATTAGAAGAATTAGAACCAGAGGTAGTTGAAGAAGAACCAGCACCTCAATCACCATTACTATCGGCATTACAGCGTGGATAAAGAAAGAATAGCACAAGAGTTTTCAAGAGCTGTACAAAAGGCACAGGCTCAAATGGTTGAGGACTTACTTGATCTTAAAGGCTCTTTAAGCAGAGAAGAGTTTATATCTTTAATCAGTACGCTTAATGTAGATGATTATATCTTTAATGAGGTAGGGTTACAGAAAGATTTAGATAAGTATTTAGCATCTTATCAAAATGTACTATCTGGAATGGAGTTTGTTGGTGAGGTAACAGAAGAAACATTATTAGCTTTGGTACGATTAGACCAAGCAACCTTTAGAAAGCAGATCGGAACAATGGGTGAACAAATTATAGATGAGGCTGTTAAAGGGATTCTAGGTGGCAAAACAGAAAGAGAAATAGCACAAAGTATGTTAGGTAATGTATTAAGACCAGATCAAGCAGAGACATTAGCCAATACTGCTTTAAATACTTTTGAAAGGAATGTAACTGCTGAAATGGCTGTAAATGATCCAGCTGATGCTACCTATGTTTATCAAGGCCCTATAGATGATAGAACCAGAGACATATGTTTAGATATGATGGCAGCTGGTAGCTTAACAAGAGATGAGGTTGATAGCCAATATCCGGGAGCATTTAGTGATGGTGGTGGCTTTAATTGTAGACATAGATGGGCAAGAGAAACATCAGTATCAAAAAAACTTACTGATCCGAAAGAAGCCAAAGGATTTATAGATAAAAAAGGTGGATTTAAAAGAACACCATTAACACCTCAACAACAATTAGAACAACGTGGCTAAAAAATTAAAAGATATACCAACCTTCACTAAACAATTCTGGAAGAAGTTGGGCGATGAAACAGCAGATCGAATAAGAGTGCATACTACCAAAGGTGGTAAAGATGTTAACAATAAAACTTTTAAACCTTATAAGACTCATTCACCATTCTGGTTTACAAAAAAAGTAAATGGAAAAGCTATAAAAATTTATGCTGAAGATTATAAGACAAGAAAAGCATCTGGTAAGATTCCAAGACAATCATCTACATCATCAAAACCAGATTTACAGCTTACTGGCAACATGATGAAAAACTTACAGACTAGAGGATTCTCAAAAGATAATGTTATTATTGGTTGGTCTGGTACAAATGCACAAAAGATTGAATGGAATAAAGATATGGGTAGAACTGTAACAAGTAAGCAAAGACCAGTATCTAAAGGTATAGAAAGATTTATTTTCAAAGAGGTTGATCTTGCTATTGCTAGAAATGCAAAAGAGGCAACAAGCAAACCAATTAACCTTAAAATCGGTAAATAACGAAAGGACTCAAGATAATGAGCGAGAATACAGTACAAGATAACGTACAAGAGTTGGCTACTAACAGCCAGAGTGATTCAGTATCAAGCAACCAAGATAGTGGATTATTGCAAGAAGTAATGCAGAAAAAAGAAAGGTTGCAGAAAGCAGAATCTGAATTGGCAGAACTGAAAGGCAAGATGGAAGAGGAAAGAAAGGCACAACTATCTAAAAACGAAGAATGGAAAACCTTATATGAGGAATCCAGATCAGAACTTGATAGAGTTAAGCCAGAACTAGAATCTTTTAAAATGCAAGAAACTGCTAATAAAGATAAGATGCTTTTAGAGTTCTCTGAAGAAGATAGAGAAACTTTTAAGGACATGAGCTACCAACAATTAAAAGTAGTTCATAATAAATTAATCAACAAAACAATAAATGTTCCGAATGTGGACACATCAACATCTGCTGGTTATCAAGGGTACGAAACATTGACAGATGCAGCTAGAGATGTGGCAAGAGGAAAGCTGGATAAATCAAGTTATGCGAAGATCAAAGAAGCGTTTACATCTAAATTCAATTAACAATAATCCAACTACTGGTATGAATACTGGTGGTGTATCATCTGCAATATCTAAAGATGGTGA